AGCTTTCCTCTCTGTATGGTTTTTGTCATTAAATCAACGACACAGAAAAGGATAGCACAGGATCTGAGAAAGGAAATTTGTGATAAGAATCACACGGCTCGTTTGAGTAAAATATGAGCAGTAAAAAATGTCGATCCACACTCATCCTGGGGTTGCATCTTCTACTGAGAAAGATTATCTTTCTCATTACTGAATAGTTGAGCAAATAACTCAGGTATTCAGTACGACATTGCTCACATTGCTTCCAGTATTTCTTGCCCACTTTTTAGTGGGCTTTTTTTTTGCCTCAACCCACCAAAATCTGGCGTTTTTTCTGTGGAGGTGAAACGCTATTCTCTGTGGCTTCTGAATAACCAAAAAGCGTTGATAACATGAACGTATCGAGCAAGTTCGTCATCTGCCTTAATCTTGTTTCTGCCAGTACGCTACTGTTACTGCTCTCAACACGGTTTGAGTGGTTCTGAGTTGAAAGGAGCCTGGCAGGGTGGATTTCCTTCCGATTCCGTGCCGGCTCAACTCTCATACTTGTAGCTTTTATGACCTGTGATAAGATCCCTGCACCTCAGGACGTGGCGGGACAGCAGGAAAATGAAGAAGGCCATTGCCGTTGCTATCATCTCAACCCTAATGGTCGTCCTGTCGCTGTATGCGGTTAACGCCATTATCGTTGAGCAGCAAAAGAACCGGCAGAGGGAGATCTCCCACACGCTCTTAAGCTATTCCGAAGAGTTAACACAAAATATCGCCAGTACGCTTAAAAATACCACCGTGCAGGGATGCGATAGCGCCAGTCTGAACGTCTACCGAAAATTAAAGATGCGAAGTCTCTATTTCGCCGATGTGGGGTTTATTGAAAAGGGGAAAATCACCTGCACCGCGTTTTGGGGCAAGCTGGCAAATCCCATCGCCCTTCCCTCTGAGCTGCATAATACCCAGAACGGATTCATCCTGGCGCAGTTTTCGCAGAAAGATTTCTTTGTCGGCAATGCGACAATCTATAACCACCTTATTATCTTCACCTCCCGTTCAGCCTACGATAAATTTGCCCCCGTTACCGCCAACTATTCGCTTCGTTCTTCCACTAAAGATTTCGGCCGCACCTTTTTCACCGTTACGCCGCCATCAGAAAACCTTAGCCGCTTACAGTCTCTGTTATTTACGCTGGCTGTGACAGAGTGCAGTACGCGCTGGGATTTGTGCGTTACCGTCACACACCACGATGCCGGACTGGCTTCGCTCTCCCACGTAGTGATGGTGCTTCTGTGCCTGTTTTTATACTTTATCTGGGTATCCCTGACGCTGTTTTCTCTTCGACTGTATGAAGACCGACGTTCTCTGGAGCGAACGCTGGTCAAGGCGGTGAAAGCGAATACCATCAGCGTTCATTTTCAGCCCGTTATTCGGGTGGCTGATAAGAAAATCGTCGGGGTTGAAGTGTTATCAAGATGGCAGGATAACAATCACAAAGAGGTTTCTCCTGAGCTGTTTATCCCGTTAATCAAAAAAATTGGCCTGTATAACGTTTATTATCAGAACATGATAAAGAAATCCCTGGCGGAAATTGCCGCGCTGGCCGCTGAACATCAGTTAATGATTTCACTGAACGTTGGCCGGACGGAAATTGAAGACGGCAAATTCCTGTCGGTATTACGTCATGCATGCTCAGAGAACGCGATTCCTTTATCGTTAATCAAAGTTGAGTTATCCGAGAATGGCGTTTCCACCTCGGCCATCCTTGAAGAGTTTTGTGAGGAGCTTAAATCGGCAGGCGTCAAAATTTCAATAGACGATTTTGGCGTGCAAAACTCTAATCTTGCCAGGCTCACTAATCTCAAATATGACGAAATCAAGGTAGATAAGTCATTAGTGGACGGCATCAGCGAGCACTATAAACAGGATATCCTGGTGATCTTCAGCGACGCGCTCGCTAAACTGAACAAAACCCTGGTTTTTGAAGGGGTTGAAAGCGAAACACAATTTCAGTTCATCGCGCAGAGATACCCCGATGCCCTCGTACAAGGCTGGTACTTTTCAAAGTCGCTAACCCGGCACGACCTCGCCAGGCTGCTGGCAGACTCAGCGCGATGACGCGTTATTCATTGCCCCACTGATTCAGGAAGTTCGCAATATCGTCAATGCGCGCTTCGTCTATCTCCGCCTGGACAGCCATCTCCCGCTGCGCCTCTTCACTGATTTCCTCATTGTTGTATAAGCGAGTGAGCAGCAGCTGGAAATAGTGTGCCAGCGGCGTACGCTCTGCCTCTTCTACCGGTTTCGCCGTTTCAGTCGCATACTCGTCGACGATGTCATAATACTTGAGCGGGATATCATGGGTCATAGCGTTGTTTCCGTCTTGTGTGCATAAAAAACGGGAACCCTCAGGCTCCCGTTGTCATTGAACCCAGCGAGTGGATTACATGTTCGCGATAATCGCGTCGCCAAACTCTGAGCATTTCAGCAGTTTAGCGCCTTCCATCAGACGTTCAAAGTCATAGGTGACGGTTTTCGCGTTAATCGCGCCTTCCATACCCTTAACGATCAGGTCTGCGGCTTCGAACCATTCCATATGACGCAGCAGTATCTCATGAAATCAATCATGATGTGTTGATTTTTAAGTGAAAAAATCAGAAATAAAGCTTTCGTCATACATTTTTAGCTACAGGCTAACCAATTGATTATATGTTATTATTTTTGGGTTTTGATAACCACTTTTAGGTTGAAGGAATTATTCTCCTCTTGAATATGGGTAATTAAAAGGGGTTTTAAAACACATGTATTATTCAATGAATCCAACAACATGGATGAAAACATTTTCATTGTTAAATTCTGGTTTTTGCTCGAATTTTTGTACTCCACTTCTTCATTATCGTTTTTCTAAAGAGGATGTCATGTTCAGAAAAATATCATAGATATTATTTACGTTAAGATTTTATTTAATGTTTTAAAATCCAATATAGTTCGCCATTTAAGCTTGCCCCCAACAATTTAGCAAGCTCATCTAGGATTAGTATCTGATTGAGATCAACTTCAGCTTTCCTCATCATTACACTACCTAATAACAGTAATTGACAAATGACTGATTATTTGTTAATAGCTATCAAATTAATTCTTTTCGGGAGTTAACTACAATGATGTAACATTTGAATTTTAATGTTATGATAAAAATAATTTACATATGGAGATAACCATGTTTGATGAAACGTTATTACTGTTAATCTTTCCAATAATTCACATCGTATTAATTGGTAATGCAGTGCGCATTAGCCTTAAGAGAAAACCCCAAATACTTTATCATCGCTGTAAAAAAACATCGGTAGCGAAGATTTTTCGAGATAAAAAATTCAAAACAAAAACAGAAGGAAGAGCTTATTTTTCACCTAATCCCAATAACAAACTAGGAGTTGAGAATCTACCAGTTAGAGATGTGTTTATGGCATTGATTAACTTCATTAAATTGTTAACAAGAAGAATTCCGTTAATAGGGAATTTAATAACCCCCACACAACCGTCTCCACCTAAAGGAAAAATAGCCTTGGCAAATGTAGTTTTCGAACAAAATGCATTAAATCTTCTCAAACCAATTTTCAAACCCTTTTGTATATTTAGTCTTTTCAATATTTGGGGTGCAATAAAATCGCTTAGAAACGAGTGGGTATCAAAATCATTGTATGATATAACCCTTGTGCAATGCCACCTTGACACCAACGGTAATTGCATAGTTACAGACGCTGTCTTAAAAAAAAAGGAAGGTAAAGACTACTATTTTTCCTTATGCAAAGTAATAGGAATGGTTTTTTTAAACTTGAATATTTCTCTAAGTGTTGTTTTTATGACAATCACATGTTTCTTACCACAATATTATATTTTCTTAGTAGTCCCTGTTTGTTTCCTCCTAATCTCCTTACTCGTAATTTTTATTTGGTTTATGAAGAATCAAACTAGTAATAAGTAAAAAGTTGAGGAAATTGGTTAGACTCTTAGGTTTTGAGATCTCATATAGTTAAATTTAAATACAAACCAATTTTCTCAACAGATTATAGCTAATTACTTAGAGCTTATGTCATCCCCTCCCTCCCGCGTCGGTCGTTTTGTCAGCGAAGTCTGACTGGTTGCGCTCTATCCATAAATTTGCATCGTTACGGATAAAGTTCCAGTTAAAGCCTATCAACTGCTGAATGAAGCTAACTGTTCGCAGATAGCGGTAACCTTTAGGGTTAAGTTCTATCGCCGCGATAAAGGCGGCATGTATGTCTGCTGTGCGTGGCATCATTAACTCACAATAAAACACTGTATAAAAACACCGCACCGCAAGAGATTTGAGTTCCCTCAAGGACTAAGTTACAGCTATTTAAAAAGTTACTGAACTGTCAACGATGAAGAAGAGTGTCGGGAACTCAAGGGTATAAAAATTAAAGGCTAGCCCACTTATTGTGGGCAATAATTTACATAGTTAAGCAGATTCAAGACCAAGTTTCTCCGCAAGCCTATGCAAGGCAGTAACGGTCGTCACGTCCTCGACACTGGCGACAAATTCTTGCCAGTGCTGTCCAATAAAACCGGCTATAAGTTCAACTTCTTCCTTCGTTAGTTCCATAAACACCCCCTTATAAAGATAGGGGATTGTTGACTCAATAACCCCACACTTCAAATGGATATGGCAGATCAATATTTGGCAATTGATCGCCAATAACGATCAATTAGGTGCAACAGGCCACTCTATATCCGGTGCAAGAGATGTATCGACTCGCATTAATAGTACGCGATACTCTCGCCATGCCAGCAGGCGGGCTTCCTCTTCCTTTGTTGCCTTATCTAAGTCAACAGCATCTTTCAGGATGGAAATTGTTTCGCTTGCAGCATTTATGAGAGCTGTCTTGCGTGCATCAACTTCGGCAATAAGTTGCTTTTTGGTAGGGACTGGCGGGTCAGCAAGAACTGGCTGACCGTATTCATTAACCGTCACAATTCGACCGAGAGATTGCCCATAAAGAAGATGCTGATACCATTGGTCAGATATTGCCGCGGCATCGTCAGGCCATGTGCCGGCGGCCAGGTAATCAGCCCTGAAAACATCATTATAAAAGCCATTTTCAGAGGCGCTAAAGTAGACTGTCATCTTAATACCCCTTTGCAATAAGCATGAATTTGCCCTGAGCGTTATTTGCGCGCAGCACACAGCCTGTGCGCGAATATGACACGCAGGCTATTGAAGAGTCATCACCAGAGCCATGACCAGACCCATCATAAGTTATTACAACACCCACACAAACTGACGGAAAAGCGGTACTAAACGTGACACTGACGTTAGCGTTGGGTCCAACGGTGATATTACTCATAACGACTTCCATAACCTGCTGTAATCTCTTTAGAGGCATAGACCGTATTACCTACGGTAGCAAACTACATTGAAGGTGACTCCGCACTTGATCCTGATGGATTTACCGGAGCTGAGCTAACGGCAGAGGCAGAGTTTGTTAAAGCGACAATTACATGGCTCATCAATGCAGACTTTCTTTCCTCCGGTGGTTTTCATGGTGAATATTTTATGGACGTTATTCTGACCCCTAAGGGCCTTGAATGCCTGAAACTCATGCCGGATAGCCTCACATCTTCAGCCGGAAACGAATTAACTAAAGCGGTTAAATCTGGGAGTAAAGAGACTCTTAAAATGATTACCAACCACGTTCTTGCGCTGGGCGTAAAAATCATGGCCAGCAAATATGGACTTACTAATTAAAGAAAATTGATTTGTTAACTAAGGAGCGATCTTCATGAGCAGTAATCCACGGGTAAACCAGTTCAATGTCATTTTTCCCGTAATCTGTACCTTACTTGGTGTAAGCATTACTGCGCTTTTAGGATTGTACGGAAACTATTTACAAACTCACAATGCCTCTAAAACAGCGTGCGTTATTCGGGTAGATAAACAAGAGTCGCTCCTGAGAGAAAAATATAACCAGTTTATGGTTTCAGTAACTTCGTTTGGATTTTCACCTGCATTAACCAACCCGATGACGAGAAGCGACCTGAGAAAGGATATGTTGCCTGTAGTTCAAAGCGCAACAGAAGTAATGACTTACGCACCTCCTGAGCTGGGTATGGTTGCGGCTAACGTTCTTAAGGCCTTTTATCTGGCAGATAATGCTGGTGATAATCACGAATTACAAGAGTCTGCAATTAAGCAAGCAGGGCAATCGTTTAAGGGAGCGTACAGCGGTTATATGAAGGCGCTCAATACTCTTGACCATCAACGGCAAGACTGTGATTAATTTCGTTCTAAAGCCTTCTCTTTATGTAAGGGACGATTGACTTATCCGCCAGTAAAGGTAACGACTCAATGTAAGGAAGATTTTTGTCGTTACATTTGAATATGCATTTAGTTCGCATTTTTTGAGCAAGATTTTAAGGTCCAACAGCCTTAGAGCAACAAGCACTAAAAACATAACAAAAAATTCAATTCATAATTGCCCCGTAACAGGGGCTTTTTTTATACTCGAATTCAACCCACCAGCTGGTAAGCTTTGGTTCTGACAGGTTGTGGTGCTGGGTGCCTTCCGGTGAACCTATAAGTTAACCAAACATGACCCACTTGCTTCAGAATTCACGATGCCCTCATAAAGAAGAGTAGTAAGGTTAATTAGCCCCACCGCTGAAGGGGATCAACCCCAGCCTAACTGTAACACATGAATGCCGATCGAGTGCGGCGTTGTGAGACTTTAGTCAGGTAAATTGGCATTACTCTGACGGTTTTAACCACCACTGGGATGCTTCCATATTTTACGCTGCTCGCGATAAACGATGCGTATGTAACATTTCAGAAGCGCGTTGGATTGAAGCCGGTTGGTAATCTTCCAAGCTGTAGATACAATGGTTTGACATAAGTTAACGTCAGGACGACCTGCTCATGATTTTTCTTTATTCTTTTATTGCACTATCCTCCCTGTCAGCATTCGTCTTACTATGTTTTTTTGCAATTTATCAATTTTCTGTTAAGGGTGACGTCAGTTTCTACGTAATGCTCTTCGCTTTGATATTCCTTTGCGTATCATTTTACGGAGCGGTGGGTTTTACTTACACAAAATTAAAAGATGCCGGAACCATCATAAAAATTATCTAATTATGCTAAGGCCGCATCTCAGATAGTTGTAGAAAAACCTTATTAAGCCCACCAGCAGCTGAGCTTTGTAATTGCTGCCACCTCCCGGAGTGGCCACGCTCCAGCCCTTTAGTTGCCGTCGTTTGATCGACGCTTAAAACCGCTACGCGTCTGGAGTTCGCGCTGCCCTATCGGAGCATTTCCCCTTATTAACCCTCACCACGGTCTGCTATACCTGCTCGCCACTACGCGACTCGGGGCAGCATCATGGCTTCTGCATGGCTTTATGGCTGCGGTAAACCCGCTTACTGCTTCAAGGTCTTTAGCCCATCCACCAGTGACAACAATCTGAGGAAATTCTTAATATCCCACGCTTACGCTTGTTGTTATCTGCCTGGCTGCCAGGCTATACATGACTCTGATGCGGAGAATGCCAACTCCGGGGAACATCAATAAAAAGAGCAACGAAACTGAGACTCCTGTAGCCCTCGATGAGAGGGCTTTTTTTTTCAAAAAAAAGCCAGCTCGGACAGAACTGGCTGGGTCTAGCAGTAAGTAGGTATTACTTCGCACTCATTTCGACGTGTACCCTATTCCTTTAGTCAAGCATTCAGACGCCGGGTGCCTCCCGGTGGACTTGCATCACTCCGCAAACCCGCAACACTACGTCCAGCAGTGACTGGTTGCCCCTCCGCTCAGGGGGATTCATCTGTATGGCAGAGATATCGAATCACTCGTGCCATTAAAATGTAGCTGACAGACAAAATAAAGTTGTGAGCATTGTTGAAATTCTTCGCTAATCATTCATCCCGTATACCCATCAGGCATTAGAAGAAAGCAGTTTTTTGTTCCTTTGCTTTATTTATTTAATACACCTTTTTACTTTTGAGAAATGGATTACATTTACATTCTCCTTGTAATGATGACCCCTTTGGTCTCCCTTCCGAATTGCAGGATTTCATTTCGGAAGGGACTTTTTTTCCTTTCCCGCCTTGATAAATACTCATTGTTTTCTAGACTCTTACACAGACTTTGCTATGTCAGGTAAAGTCGTCGTTCAGGACTACCCGTGTGCTCAAGGATGAGCCACCCTGATTTGTTCAAGCTTTTCCCTGCCATTTAATTATCTCCCCCCAAAGAATTGTCCATTCGTATTATGGAGTCCTCAATATTTGCTACGGTTAAAGTCCAGAGGAGAGACTGTGTGCGAACATCAGGGATGAGGCTCAATTTTTCCCGCAATTTGCTTTCCATGCTTTGTTATGCGCCAGGATGTCTTTCTTCGTCTGGTGGTCCATCACATCCCAGTCGTGCGCTGTACCGTAGATGGGTTTAACCCAGTCGCAAGCGGTGTCCGTTACCTCAACCCTTACGGGTCCAGTTGTCCCGCAGCTCGCGATCAACATCGTCATCAGGCATATGATTAACAGTCTGCTGGACATTACTGGCCTCTTTAGTGACTTCCGCTTTACGTTCTGCCGCCGCAACGGCCGCCGCTGCGTTCTCTTCGGTGCGCTGCTGTTTGGCTTTTGCTTCTGCTTTTCCGCGACCGCGTACATTCCCGGCTAAAAAACCACTGAGCGCGACGGCCACTAGCGCAGCAATACCGCCTAATATCATTTCGATGATGCTCATAGACACCTCAGACCAGCACTGATTTAGCAAGGTTGAATAGCTTCCGCCGCTTTTCCAGTCCGTTACTGCCGCCGTTGATAAGCAACGTGACGCGTTCCACATCGCCGGAGTGAAGCAGGCAACCTCGGGAAACATAAAACCACGCAGCTGAGCGAGCGGCGTTTTCATCGACTTCCAGCAACTCAGGCTGTGTCACCAGATCCAGCCTGAGCGCCCGACCGCAGGCGCGGTAGTTACTCAATCCGGTGATTTGCTTCAGCCCACGACCACGATATTTCCAGCCATCACCCGGGACCTGATTCCCCAGTTTCTCTTTGCCCCACTCGCCGCCGTATACCAGATTGGCGATCGCTTTCTGGTTAGCCGGTTGCGTTGCCGTTCTGCCGAGAGCGGCGGCCTGCTGAGGAGTGATGCGGTGCCTGCCGAACGTCGGCACTAAGTTTTCAACCGCGTAATTCAGGTTTTCCACCAGCCGGGTAAACCCGCCGGATTCATGCCCCATTTGTGCGATAAACATGGCCTGATCGAGCGGCGCGGTAATGCCGTATTCCCTCATAACCTTGTCAATCTGCGGAAACCAGCGCGCAGCCAGCCCGGCGCTGATACCTGCCGCCTTTTGAAATTGTGTTTGGTTCACGTTGTGCTCTCTCCAGTAATGCGAGCGATATTGCCGCCCGCACGCCAGACAGCAACGCAGATAACAACATTGATGAGGATTTCACCGTAATCGACCTGAACGTAGTCACCATGCCAGATTCGAAAGGCTGTATAGGCTGGTGCCAGAATGAGGACGTAAGCGAGGAGCTCCATTAGCCGCCGACGCCGCATACCCCGTTTCCTGAAGAACATCAGACGTATCGGGATCATGATGCAGGCCACTGCGTTAAGGTGAAGCAGCACCCATGGAAAGTTCTGCATTAGCCACGTCATTCTTCCCCCTTCAGACCGGGTAAGTTTCCGGTCCGTGAGCGCTTGAGCACCCTGAGCAGGACAGTCACTGAAACAGTGGATGCCGCCAGCGCGCCAATCGCAGGTGAAACTTTTATGCTGACAGGCGGGCTAAGCTGATTCAGCCCCGCGTTGATAAGGGCGGCGATAATCTCTGAAGCTGTACCGGCACAGTAAACTCCACCGATGAAAGAAATCAGCGCAAAAATAATCTGTTTCCAGATTTTATGGTCCTCAGAACTGAGGATGTACAGCGCCGCCCCAGCGAGTGAGCAAACCATTACCGCAGGTGTGACTTCAGGAAACAGCGTGGCGAAAGTAATTCCGGTAGTACCGGCGGCCACGCCTGCCGTTACCGTTGCAGATATTGGTTCTGCGGACATTTAGCCCCCTCTTCTTGCTGTGGATCCTCTCAGAAAAATTGAGGGGAAAGAAAAAAAGCCGCCGGATGGCAGCCTTCTGAAAGATATTTGAAATGGTAAATCAGGTGAGATCGACGATATGACAGGGGTACTGGTGCTATGCACCTTCGCGAATACCCCTGTCGTATCGCCGGATAACAAAAAACCCCGGCAGGCGGGGTTTCAAGTTTATTCAAATTGTCGCTTTACATCGCTGCCATCGTGGCGAAGCTCTGCCAAGCATGAATGGATTATCTGATTTTCTGGCCCGTTTTCAATGTTTCATCGCACAAATAGCACTTTTTGCTAAATCACGGTTTTCATGAGTTTTCTTTCAGGGCATTCCGCGCTGACAAAAAAACCTTTGCCCTGAATATTTCCAGGCACCAGCGCACCCGCTTTCTGGCTTCCGAATCTGTCAACCACGGTGCCAGATGCTGCAAATCTCTAGTGATGTCCGCTATTTTCTTACGCGTGGTGTAATACTGACGTCCAACGATAAAAACAGGATCCTTCAAATCAAACGCCTGAAGAACAACGTTCTCCATGAATTTAGCGTCATCACAGCTCATAGCCTGGTTAATTACGCTGACCGGGGATTCAGGCCAGAGTATTGAGCGCGCGCGCCTCATTGCCTGCTCGCCACGGTAACCTTCCTCCCTTGCCTGGTTCAAAGCCGCGGTAAAACGCTCCAGTGCTTTATCAGACCAATTCTTGCCTCTGAGCACATTCCAGCACGAATGACCACACGGTTTCGCTGGGGCCGTACCGCCGCGAACAAATTCGCCCCATACAGTCAGAAGCGATTTAATCCACCCGGACTGAATATCATTAAGGAGAATACTTTTACCCAGCCAGCTCTTACGTGGTGCCATTGCTGCTTTACCCAGCGCTTCAATATGATTACGGCGTTGACGTGGTGTCATCATCTTTAATCCTTACGCCAGAACGCCGAGCGCGTAGGCCCGGTCCAGCACTTTAATAATCATCTCCGGCTGCGAGCCATATTTGCGCTCGAATGCCCGCCGGTCGTTATGCAGTTCGTTATGATGTTTACGGCAGAGTGGGATCGCGAAAATGTCATGGGCTTTGGTTGCCATGCCACCCTGCCCCCATCCAATTAAGTGGTGTGGGTCATCTGACTGCTGCTGGCAGCATTCGCATGGTTGAGTTTTCACCCAATCAAGATATTCGCGACACTCCCAGCGCAGACGTTTAGGGCGACGCATGAAGGACTGCGGAGGAGCAGGATCCGCCAGCACACCCACCAGCGGTTCGGCCATGATGTCAGGTACGTCAACAGCGGCGACTTTCTCAGCGAGAATGCTGGTGGCCGGTATCCCTGGCGTTATATCACTTTCGCGCCCAATCTTGCTGTCCTCCGGCAGGCGAAGCGCTTCACGGGCCGCAAATTCGGGAAGTGCTTCAGTAACGCCGGCACGAACTGCCCACCAGCTGAGTTCTGCGAGCGAGATCTCCCGGGCCTTGTCCATGCCAAGAGAAATACGGACAGAATCGAGAACAAATGCGATTACATTCCGGCACGCCAGCTCAGCCAGTGCCTCAGTGTGTTGATCACGTAACTCATTGTCGCAGTAGCCGCATAGCAGAATCGAGCCGGGTTCATGATGCATTACGGTCATCTCATGATAGTGATAATCGCCATGAGTGTTCTGGCACTTGCCCCCACCGTAGTGGAGCAACCAGTAATCAAGCCCACGTATACCACCCACAGCACGAATGACATCCTCATTCAGAAAGAAAGTTCTTAATTGCTCGTTTTCAGCTAACGGTTGCCGTGCATCGGGAACGCGGCCTGTCTGGTATCCCGACATGCTGGCAGGCTGACGTTCGATCAAGACTCTTCCGCTCCCAAACAAACTCAGCAGCTCCTTGCCTGGCTTCAGCAACACAACACCTAATTCACGAACAATCACAGGATGTAACAGAGCGCGCATCTCTATTTTACCTCCGTCCGTGTGAACGCATGTTTTGCTGTGCTCTCTGTGATGAAACGAACTGAGGAAGATATGCGCTGACTAACCAGAACCGCGGATCTATATCGAGACTTTTCTCGACGGTTACGCCATTGGATTCGTAGCGAGCTACCAGCTCATTAGCTTCTTCGGTTGTCAGTCCGGTGTGAGTGAACCAGCTTCGTTTCATGCCGCCTCCTGCTGGAGTGACATCAAAAGAAAATTGCTGGCCCTTTGAGGGGACAGTGAGGATTTATTCTTGATTGTTTCTTGCGCCATTGTTTATCTCCAGTGGCGCAGCAGGTATAGGGTGTTCAGGCCTATGTATTAATTCTAACAGAGTTGTGAGTGATACGAAAACAGAAAGGAATACATAATTTATTAATAATAGTATAAGAAAAAACCGAGCCTAAGCCCGGTTTACCAGTACATAACCAATGTCATATTACCATTTGTCACGATAATCAAAGGCGACAAAGTAATTAAACTTGGTGGTATCAATACGATTCTGGAAATGAGGTTGCAGTAGTGGCACCCAACCATTATCCATATCAAATTCACCGTTATTGAGATTGTCCTTCATTGGAAGACCGAGGCTTTCCATTACTGAACTATCCTCTCCAAAGTCTTTTGATACCTCTTCGCCCTTGAAGTCTTCTGTCTTCTTATCGAACCAGCTAATGCGAATTTTTAAGCCCATAAATCCCTCTCAAAGATACTTTTTAATATTGCGCTTCGGGTCTGGCCCTTTGACCTGCTTACCAGTTGTAGGGTCAAACGCGCCCAGATGGCTACCATCACTACCTCGATAACCCTCAAGCTCCCCATGCTGGGAATCCCATTCGTAAATTTTACTCTTTTTATCACCATACCAGCGCGGTCGTTTGCCGCCACCGTTTTGTTTAGGCGTTTTAGGCGCCCCCTTGGTCAGATCACCTAACCCTTTAATTTCCTCGGTTTTGGGAACTGGATGATAATCATGTCCATAGTCTTTAGCACCCTTACGCGGTTTTTTCTTTTCGTCAGCCAGTTTTTGCTCTGAAGCTTTTTTCTTTTGCTCCTTTTGTTTACGGCTTTCTACAGCGATCGCAAGGGCTTTCTCCGCATCTGCTTTTTCTTTTATTGCGGCATCAAGAGCAGCCTTACTTACTTTGGCTTTTTCCTTAGCCAATCCTAGCTTGTAACCAGCCTGGAGAAATACTCGATGACCCGGGTGATCTGGATCATGAGCATATACCTCTACCTGTTTAACCCATTTCAACATTGCTTCGACACCTTTGTTTGCAGCGTCGAGATCACTATTTCTTTGCGGTATAGCTTGAAGAGCTTTATTTAACCGTTCCTGAGCTTTAACAATATCTGCCTGAGCACGACTCAACTGGTCGCCAGCCTCTTTATCTTCTTTGGCTGCTGCTTCAACAGGGCTATTTAATGCCCATGCAAGTGTTCGGCGTTTCTCCTCCTCCAGACGCTTTTTAACTTGATCAGGCGTGCTCACCTCAGTTACAGATACGTAAATAGGTGGACTCTTACCATCAGGAAAACGAACTATAGCCTCGTGAGTGTTTTGTCCGGTTGTGAAACCAGGGTATCGAGATGCTCCCTGCTCTTTCTGAATACCTTTTGGTTGTGATTGTGATACAGCCGGTGCTTTACCCGCATCAACTTTCACGTGCAGATCCGGTTTACCCGGAACAACACCAGCAGTGTAAACCCCTGGGCGTTTCGTTGGTTTCGCATCGACAACCGGCACACTCATTGGCATATTTTTGCTTTTAACAACAGCGATATGCTGTTTGCCGTCTTCATCAACAACATCAGCAATTCGCGTGTGTACTACTGTAGCTTTCTGAGTCGGTAAAGCAGAAGGCGGAGTGGTTGACACTTTATCAAATGGTAAAGAGTTCACAAGATGAGCCGTCGCCATCATACGAGGATCATCTTTTGCGATCTCAGATGGAATCAGAGCACCAATAGTTGCCCCTAAAAGACGTCCAGCAAGCGGAACTGCTGCGACGGCGCCTTGCTCAATACGGGTCAGTGCAGCTTGCATAGCTTCCTGAAGCGTCGTTTTGGTAAATAAGGTAAAACCCCACATACCATCATAAACGCCAATGACAGCGGGTACACCGTATGCAGCAGGTTTCTGCGCCTCCGGCGTACTTGAAAGGTTTGCACCGGATGAATTAGACCCGTTACCGCCTCCATTACCGCCGCCCCCCCAATGAATACCGCTATCTTTACCGCCAGAACCACCATCAACATTAATAGTATCTTCGTTAGGCATATAATTCCTCTTTGACTTTAAAATCATTAAATAAAAGCAAAAAACTGTATATATATACAGTTGTTTTATACTATTCCCGAGCTGTTTTAAAGTCAATGTGGAAAGATACAAAAAACAAAAATTGGTAGTTTTTTATTATCTTCAAAACAGCAGACTGGGAGAGAAATGTATGAAAAGGGAATCCTGCTGCAAATTGACTGGCAGTCGACTCCAAGAAGGAGAACATAGAGTTATTGCTGTACCAACAACTCTATATTTGAAATTGATATATTTACTTATCTGAAACTAATTCGATGGCAAGTGAACCCGATACCCTGCTTTTTCCAACATTTGGGTAAACAGGGTTGGCGTACCGATAATTTCTTCTTCCCGCAAAGGAGTGAACGACACCATATCGCCACGTCTATACATCAAAGCGCGATCACATTCTGGAAATGAGTGCAGTCTGGCAACGATAACCCCATCGTGGCATCTGATGACCGCGTAGCCCTTGCTCGGTAATTCTTCTTTTTGTTTCACCAATCCCCCCTCCACACTGGTAAGTTATTGCATGCTGTCTCAATAAAACCAGTCGTCTGCACTTTCCCAGGTCTGCTGGAGGATTTCCTCAACCTTCTTCTTAAATACCTTTTCGCGTCCGTAAACACTTAAACCATCTGATCCTGTACGGCGTATAACCAGGTCGCATTCCTTGAACTGATTCTGGAGTCGTTTTAAACAATCTTTTTCCAGCGCCGGGACCACTCCCTTAGGAAGTTCCTTAGTACGATCAATGGTTAATTCAACTTTCATAAATGCCTCCGCTGCTATAACTGTATATTTATACAGTACACCCATGCATAAGTTTGATCAACGGTTTAACCGCACGAAATGCTAATCACGGTACCAACTGTCTACAAAACCATCCCGGTCTGAGCTGGGCTAGATTAACCAGCTATTTCATTGTCTTAACAGATTTCAAGGACATTCGCTCTCACCTTCGTCTCATCGAACGACAGTGGTACAAGGTTTCCGCACCTCGCCACATACTTGTCTTTAGCTTATATATTGCCAAAGTTCTCATAAATGAAGCCATGTCGTTAAGATCCTTCTTGATCCTCATCACCACTACAATAAAAACGAATTCAGCAAGCATAAATTGAATTAATGCTTGCTAGAATTAAGAATTCTAACGACAATCACATAACCCTCTCCTACCGGTACCAGTAATGAAAAATGAAAAAACACCACAATCCTTAGGCGGTAAGGCCCGAGCATCGAAATTAAGCCCGGAACAACGTAGTAACGTGGCATCAAAAGCTGCCAATGCCAGATGGCAAAAAGAGAAAGATGCTATCAGCATACACACAGCCAAACATGAGGGCATTCTGAAGATTGGGGATGCGGAGCTGGACGTGGCAGTTTTAGAAGATGGCAAACGAATCATTTCACAAGGTTCTGTATTCAAAGCTTTTGGTCGCCCGACCCGAGGTGTGAAGTCAGCACCAGAAGGTGAGATCGTTATGCCTGCTTTTATGGATGCAATCAACCTAAGACCCTTTATTTCTGAAGACCTTATGAGTGTGATCAATAGGGTGAAATATCGCTCTCTTTCAGATGTGTTAGTAGAAGGCTATGACGCCTCTATTTTGCCTTTGGTATGTGATGTTTATTTAAAAGCTAGAGAAGAAGGCGTTATTACCCGGTCAAACCAGTTAGATACAGCACGTAAAGCTGAAATTTTAGTACGTTCGTTGGCAAAAGTTGGCATCATCGCACTGGTAGATGAGGCAACAGGATACCAAGAAGTTCGGCCACGGGATGCTTTACAGGCTTTTTTAGATAAGGTTATAAGCAAGGAGCTCGCCGCATGGGCGAAGAAATTTCCCGACGAGTTTTATGAGAATATTTATAAGCTTAGAGGTTGGAAATGGTCAGGTATGTCTAAGAATAGGTTCAGCGTTGTCGCCCATTACACTAGGGACCTGATTTACGAACGTCTTGGCGATAGTATTTTGGAAGAGTTAGAAAAGAAGACTCCCAAGGATGATAAGGGGAATAGAAAAAACAAATTTCACCAGTGGCTAACCGATGACGTAGGAAATCCTATGTTGGCACAACATCTCCATTCGATAATAATGATACAACGTCTTTCTATAGCCAATGGCTATGGATGGAATAAATTTGTCAAAATGGTAGATCAGGTTATGCCTAAAAAAGGTGGCACTTTCGAACTAGCTCTTACAGATCCTGAATAATGTAAAGCCGCCGGCCAGTTCGCCGGCGACGTTCAGCAGTTATCAGCGCCGCATCGCGGATATAGCCTCAAAGAATCTCGCGTACGCCGCCATGAATTTACCTTGGAATCGCTCGCGTTCTTAAACTCGACTTCCCAGCTACGGATGCAACGTGCATTTAGTGATTTGCTCATGCTAACGCCTCACTGTTAGAAACCCCTTAAGGTCAAAATCGATAATTGCGCGCTGAGCGCGGAAATTACCTTACCGGCCGTAACGGATAAGGTCACCACGCAGTACTGCAATACGGATATATTTCTCTACAGTGGTACAATGGAGATCGAATATCGCAACGACATCTTTCGTCGAGACACGGCCATGCTCTTTCACCAACTCTATGATCATGGAATTGATTTGAGCGCACTCACTCTGTGTTTTTGGTCTCGGCATCAGTCACGCCCTCCCTGCCTGGCGCAGGCAGTCTTTACGACGCTTGGCGATATGGGCAACCTCAACAGCGCTACCAGCCATGCCAAACATTTCTGAATACACCGCAGCAGCTCTACGCCACAGCCCCTTTTCCTCAAGTGCCTTCGCTTTCTGCTCAGCAGCCTGCATCCTAACTGGATCGCTTTTTTCCACCATGCACGGGAGGCTAACGTCAGGAATATCCGCGTGAGGTACCGCCCTGTATGTGTACTGAACGCTGTCACGTAAGCGAATGATCACGCCTTCGTCACTCAGCTCGCGCACAAGTCTGCCCGCTGTCCCGCCAGCCATATCCAGCGCTTCGGATACATCGCCAACTGCGCAGTTCGGTTGGTAGCGCACGAAAATCGCCACCTGCTCTTTCTGGGTTAATGGTTTGGTCATTGGTCAAATCTCGATTAGTTGGTTAAACCTGCCGCTTTGCGGCGCTTGTACTCTTCCATCAGCAGCTGTGCCGGAGTTGGCCCTGCCGGATGCTGCGGTGCAGCAAGCTGGCGACGGATTGGTGGAACCGACAACCCGTTACTTACGTGCTTCGTCCATTTGGTCAATAACTTCTCAGCGAGTATCTTCAGTTCCCCCTCAGTCATCTGGCGCTCTACGCCAGTCCTGCGCATTTCGATGCAGATGTGGTACAAAACCGGCTGCGGCCACGGGTATTTATCACTTCCCGAAAAACGATATGACTCGTTACGCCAACGGCGGTATTCAGCCATCACCCGATCCGATGTAAGCCCGAACGGGTTAGCCCCACTCTCAGAAACCAGCGATACGAACTCAGCCAGATCAGGAGGCCATGTATTACCTACCGCGCAGCGCTCCATGCACTGCTGGCAAACCAGTTTAATCTGGGCCTCAGTCATCGAACCTATCTGAGCTATCCAGAGGGCCGTAGGCTCTGCCCCATTCTTCTGCGTCCATCGGTTTGAGAAGATTTCCCCCATCACCTGCCATAGCCGCCATGCCGTTTCCGTCGCCATCAAGTCCGTTCCGGCGTCGCCACTCTGCGTGTGCTGATTGAATTTGCTGAACAGCTCGGGATGCTGTTGGTTCTGATCGAACTGCTGCATTGTCGGTACCTCCGGATTGTGGTTTTGTCTGGACCTTTGCCCGGTCCAGATGGCGGGCCAATTTCTGCTCCCACTGGATTTGATGAAAAAATTTCCCTTCGGCTTGCCAGTAAGCGATGAAACTACTCAGTTCCGCTTCAAAATTTATTCCCGCCTTCAACGGCATCCCCCACAAAACCGCCTGACGTTCAAAATCGACTGATGGTTTCCAGTTCTGATGCATCTGGAATTTCCCGAATGGTTGCTGTGCTCCAAATCCGATACCGGGTTGATTCGGATAATCTGGAACATCTGGTTCGACCAGTTCGCTATGTGTGGGGTTTAGATCTTTATGATTCCTTGGTAGATTCCGTGTCCCGTTTTTGGGACTGTTTAAAGGGAAAAACGGTACTGTTTGGTTGAAATTCGAACTATTAACAATCCCGATTTTGGTATTGTTATCCTCGTTAACAGTCCCGTTAATGGCACTGTTTGCATTAACAGTTCCGATATCGGGATTGTTTCGTTGAACAGTCCCCTTTTTGGTACTGTTTAAACCGTCCCGATTTTGGGTTTGTTCTGCATCAGGGATACTTTCTTCAACGCCCACCAGCCTGTAAACAGGTATTTGTTTAGTCCTGCCACGCCGATCCCCGGTGTCCACAACAAGGCCGATTTCCTGTAGATGCTGCAATCCTGCAAGCACAGTCTTTCTGTCCATCTCAGTAGCCTCTGCAAGCGCAGCGACAGATGGGTAAGCGCATAAGTCAGCACCGCACATATCAGCCAGCCAGGTTAAGATCGCCTTGCTGGAAGATTTTCCGGTTTTAACTTTTTTGGCCCACCGCATTGCATCAATGCTCATGATGCCTCCGGGTTGAATTCATTGGTCAAAACTCGATTAAAAAAATTGCGGCGCTACGGCGCTAATACTCGCCAGTAGTGGTCCCGCCGTCTCAGCTGGTAGCATGTTGAATAAAGCGATTGCCGCTTCACGTATTTCTTTCTCAAGTTTCTGTAGCGGAGCGCCGGCAAGTTTCGCCTGGTGTGCATCGCTGCATTCTTTGATCGCGCTTGCCACCAGTTCGTTTTCTGTCTTTGCCTTACTGAGACCGTGCTTTCGGGCAATCTGAACAGGCATGGCAGCAATGATTGCGCCAGAAAGTTGCATGACGTAAGCGGTGTATTTATCAGACCCACTTTCGTTTTTCAGGTACCGGAAAAGATTCTGCTTATTAACCGCGATACCGCGCCCACCACGCTTCGCCCACTGCTCAACCACCAGTTGCGCGATCTTTTCCTGAGCCTGTCCTGGTAACGTTGCCTCCCACTCCCGAACAGCCTCAAAGATGGTGCGACTGCGTATCGAGTCTCTTCGAGTGGGAGCAAACTGATTATTTGTTTTCAAAGAAATAAAAGTCTGGGGAATAGAATTTTCATAAGGGTTCTGTTGCATGCCTCACTCCTTATGTGAGTTAGGTGGAAAAATGCTATCGAGGGTACATTGAGACCCGAGCTCATTAAATTTTTCGACTATGCGGCGGCAATCACTCAGATTTGGTTTGCGAGTGCCATTTTCATAGTTCGAGATGCGCGATTGGCGCCACCCAAACATCAACGCCAATTGCTCTTGTGTTAGTCCGAGAGATTGTCTCTCACTCGCTATATTGTTCATATTTGACCTCGTGCTTATCGATGGACGGAATTAAAACACGTTACGTGTTTGAATGTCAACACCATATGTTTTTGAGTGATAACACGCTACGTGGTAAAAAGAATTTATGAATACAAATGAACGAATTGCTGCGCGGCTTAAACAAGCCAGAGAACAAAAGGGACTGTCTCAGAAGGCACTCGCAGAGTTGTGTGGGTGGGCTCAATCTCGGATTGGCAATTATGAATCGGCTAGCAGAGCTATTGGTATTGATGATGCGATCGCTCTGGCAAAAGCTCTACGAATACCACCGGCAGAGCTAATATTTGGGCCTGAATCAACTCAGGAGTGGATAACTCCGCAACACAGAAAATTGATTGATTTGTTTGATCAGCTGCCTGAAGCCGAGCAAGAAAGGATGATCGATTTGTTTCAGGTTCGATTGAAAGAAATTGATGACTATGTGGAAAAGTATCTGCGTGGTCGTTTTAAATCTTCTGAAGACTGATCGCCCTTAGCATCACTGAAACCAGCCTGACGGCTGGTTTTTTGTTTCTTAACGCCCTAACTCAAAAAAAATTTACCCGACTAAAACACATCACGTGTTGACATGATATCACGATTCGGGTTTTACTATAAACACAGCACGGTCATCAAGGCAGGACGCCCACGAAGTAGCTGCCGGCGGCATACGAAACACCGGATGAGATGACAATACAATCGCGCAGCAGGTTTGACGTTCCGCTAGCCGGCGATAAGGCGAAATGAGTGACCACCCCTGGGACAATCGACACAGGGGTTAAATATCAAGGTAGGAAATAATGCATATCGAAATTTTCAGAATTGAAGGGCGAGTTTGTTTACTCATATCCCCCATCAGAATCTCTGTAGCGGAGCAACTGGCTTCCGCCATGGAAAACAGCGAAGTCGTTGCAGCTCTTGGTGCTTATTTCACACCCGTTGGCGAGGCACCAGTTGGTGAATTCGTTGGGCTCTATCTCTACTTTGATAACCTCGATACCGCTGCGTTCATAACGATCAATCATCTGATTGAAACGGATAAGCCAATCCCGGTAGTCGTCAGGTAGAACCCACGAATCTATCAGTACCTCAATACAGGAATCATATTGGTCGCGGTTTTTAAACCAATAAACACTTATTGGACGGGTTGCCATTTTTATGTCCTTGCAGGCTGATTTCAGGTTTCAGCATACCACCGAAAATGAGGTGGTTAAAAGGCAGGCATTAACAGGAGAAGATCAACTATGACCGATTTCGCCAGAAAACCAGCACGGTGCCAGGCCGTACTTCTGCCCTATTTTTGGACAGTCGTCCGCCGCATTTGCTACTCCCTCGCTCAAAAAGGCGATCCCTCCGCTTTATAAAGCACAAAACCCGCGCAAGGCGGGTTAAGTACCCGGTCAGCCGACCAAAGCTTTCCGGAATCGAGTTTTGACCAATGACCACTACCCAAGGCGGCAATCATTAGCTGCGGGTATCTTACAACCAAAATTAAGGACCCGATATGGAATTTTTCTATTTTATTAAAGCAACCCAGAAATCAGGCAAAGAGGATGCCGTGATCTGGTTCACCGCAAAATCAGAAGCCCGCGCCAATTTGCAGCTGGATGTTGAGCTGGAAGATGCAGGCATTGAAACCGGCCGCGGCAAGGATTATGTCAAGCCTGTCCGCACCGATTTTCCGGTGTATAACGACCTGCCTGAAGAAAGTGCAGTGGATTACACATGGTGCAAACGCTACGAACTGGAAGCGGACCAGCGAACATGGAAAATTAAGCAGCTGACCGAAGAAGCCAGTGAAGGCACTTCTGAGCAGACTGAGAATATCAGTACCGATTCCAGCAGTGCCAAGACGCCTGTACTTACCACAGTAGCTACGTTGCCATTGCGGCAGCGCATCCTGGCGCAGTTTATTACTGATGAATACGCCTATCACATCGACGCCGACCAAAAGAAAATGATCCAACAGCTCGAAATGGATGTAGATAACAGCTACGTCCAAAACATGTTGTTGGCGGCTGAAAATGTCGAACCATTCAAGGCTGCGACAGAATTTGACATATCCAAAGTGGTTACTGACCTTAAAACCATCTTCCCTGCGGACGGAAAGCGCACTGAGCTTGCCGTAGTGATCCAGTTCTTCAAGGCTTGGTTTGGTACAGAGCATATTGACCGTGGTTTACTGGTAAAAGAATGGGCTAAAGGTAATCGCGTTTCAGTGATACAGCGTACTACAAGCGGCACAAATGCTGGCGGGGGAAACAAAACCGACAGAAACCCTGATCTGAAACATGATCTCGACTCTCTTGATTTAGAGATAGCGCTGGCCACGCTGCCAATGGATTTCAATATTTACGACATACCAGGGGGTGTTTTCCGCCGGGCAAAAGAGATCGTTAGCAAAAAAGAAAGTCCGTTTAAAGAATGGTCTCTAGCTCTTCGTGCAACTCCAGGCATTTTAGATTATTCGCGTGCGGCTATCTTTGCGCTTATCCGCAGCGCTCACCCAGAGTATTACCTATATCCGGCACGTCTCAGCGGATACATCAACGCGAACCTTACTGAAAGTAATCATTCCGAACCGTCAGAAGAAACTCTTGTGGCTGCTCGTCATGACCCTGAGGTTAGCTGGACAAACGAGGTAGCAACTGATTCAGTGGTTGAAACTGGTGGTCCTGATTCTAGCGGCAAGAATGAGGAAGCACAGATCGACGGAGAAACGCAGCCGATTCTCGAAAAAGTTGGTAATGGTCTTTTTTCTATTGAAGGGCTGACCATCAGCAACATTCAAGCTGACCAACCTAATACCGCGGCGGAGTACGTAGATAATGTGCAGATGGAAGAAACTGGCAATGATGAAAGCACGAACGGCTCTCCGTTATCAGAGGACCAGGAAGAAGTTGTCACAGGCGAAAGCTCTACTGAAACTGATAGCGACGCAACTGCCCTAAATGAAGACTCCGTTCATCATAAAAATGATTCGGCTGATATGCTTTATACGCACCTTATGGTGGATATCGAAAGCATGGGCGAAAAGCCCGACGCGCCAATAGTATCCATCGGAGCGGTATTCTTCGACCCGGCATCCGGCCAGACGGGGCCTGTGTTTTATAAGGTGATCTCTCTCGAATCGGCAATGGAATGGGGCGGAGTTCCTGATGCCTCGACGATCCTCTTCTGGTTGAAAGAAACTTCTGAAGCTCGTTCAGAGATTGTTATGGATCATGCAATCCCACTAGATGATGCTCTCCTTCAATTCAAGGATTTCATCGCCGAGAATGCAGCGAACGGCAAGGACACTGTCCAGGTCTGGGGTAATGGTGCCACTTTCGACAATGTTCTTCTGGAGAATTCATACGCCCGGACAGGGATCACCTGCCCGTGGAAATTCTGGAATAACCGGGATGTAAGAACTGTTGTCGAGTTGGGTAAAGCCGTTGGCTGCGAGCCTCGCTATGAGATCCCATTTGATGGAGAACCTCACAAGGCTATTTCGGATGCTCTTCATCAGGTCAAATACGTGTCAGCAATCTGGCAGCGTCTGACTGAACACTGATTTTTTAATTTCAGAAAATGGCCCTGATATGGGCCATTATGAGGTAAATCACATGCTTCAAATGCTGACTTTAGAAGAATGGGCTGCGGAAAAATACCGGAGTAATCCCCCAAGTCTGAATACTTTACGTCGATATGCTAAAGAGAGCATGTTCACTCCCCCAGCTACCAAAGAAGGAAGATACTGGCGGGTAAGAGAAGATGCCGAGATTACAGGTAATTTAACCCAGCCTGTGATTAAAAAATCTGATTCGCCTATGCTTCAAAGGATACTGTCTGATGGCTGCCCGACCACGTAAAAACAACGTCAAGATACCTAATCTTTATCCGCTCTACAGTCGTAAGGTAAATAAAATCTACTGGCGGTATAAGCATCCCATTACAGGTAAGTTTCATAGCCTTGGAACTAACGAGGCCGAAGCAACAGCAATTGCAATCGAAGCCAATGAGCGACTAGCTGAACAGCGCACCAGACAGGTTTTGGCTATCAGTGACAAGATCGCCTCCAGCAAAGGAAAAGCGATATCAACGAATACATGGTTGGATCGTTATTGGAAAATCCAGGATGAAAGACTGAAGAATGGTGATATCAGGCCGAACACTCATAAGCAAAAGGCTAAACCAGTAGCCCTACTTCGTGAGAGCGTGGGAATGAAATTGATTTCATCCGTCGATGTTCGGGATGTTGCCCAGATACTGGAGTCCTATGTTGAAGAGGGCCAGCCGCGAATGGCTCAGGTCATACGCTCAGTGTTAATAGATGTGTTCAAAGAAGCACAGCATTATGGCGAGGTACCGCCGGGTTATAACCCGGCTCTTGCTACAAAACAACCACGCCGACGGATTACCCGACAACGTCTTAACCTTGACGAATGGCAAAAAATTTTCGCGATAGCTGATGCCCAACATCAATACATGGGCAATGCAATGCTTTTGGCGCTCGTTACTGGTCAGCGCCTCGGGGATATTTCCAACATGAAGTTTAGCGATATTTGGGATGACCATCTGCATGTCGTTCAGGAGAAAACAGGGAGCAAGCTAGCGATCCCTCTATCACTAAGGCTTAACGCGATTAACTGGAGTTTGAGGGATGTAGTTGCACGTTGCCGTGACTATGCAGTGAGTCCATATCTAATCCACTTCTTCCGGGCAACCTCAATGGCAGAACGAGGTGCACAGGTTAAGTCGAACACAATAACAATGAATTTCAGCAAGGCCCGTGATCGAGCAAAAATAAATTGGGGGGATGGCACACCGGCTACTTTCCATGAACAACGATCTCTAGCAGAACGTCTTTATGAAGCTCAAGGTATCGACACCCAAAAGTTGCTGGGGCATAAATCCCCTAATCAAACAGCTCGATACCATGATGATCGAGGTAAGAGCTGGATTACAGTTGGGCTTTAG